TGTTCGAGGTTGGGATCCCGGTGATTATTCGTTTAATAATACGGCTAAAAATCTTTTAACCCCAGAACGAAATCTAGCAGAAGACATTATCCATATATATAGAAGTGACGACATTGGGCAAGTACGCGGGATTAGTTGGTTTTTCCCTACTCTAGTGCGATCGCATCACATCAAAGAATTTGAGGAAGCTCTATTAATAAGGGCTAGGCTGGAAGCTTGTATTATGGGACTAATCACAACACCAGACCCGATCAGCGATCAGGATTTTTACGATCGCACTAAAGTTTCAGAATATTTAGAGCCGGGAGTCTATAAACAAATGAACCCCGGGGAGAGTATGATCCCTTTTATCCCCTCAGCTTCAGGTGCTAATTCGTTGCCTTTTTTAGATTACGGAAACAGGATGGCAGCGATCGCCTTGGGAATTGCACCGGGTAAATATTCAGGCAATATTAAAGATTATAATTATTCAGGGATGCGAGGCGAAGAAATGCTATTCCGAGATAATTGGAAATTTGAAAGGTTGCGATATATCAAAATGTTGCATCAAAGAGTTTTTGAAACTTGGCTTGATGCTGCTGTTTTAGCGGGTGTAGTTAAGATTAGAAATTATTTTAGCGATAGAAGAAAATATAATAAACCTCATTGGTATCCTCGCAGGTTTTCTTATGTTGATCCGCAAAAAGAAGTACAAGCAAATGCCGAAGCCTTACAAAGTGGGCAATCCACGATCAGTGATACATTGGCAGAGTACGGGCATAATATAGAAGATTTTCTAAAAACCAGAGCGAGGGAACAGAAATTAGCAGCAAAGTACGGCGTAGACATATCAGGCTATTACCAAAAAGGAGGACAAAATCAAAATGCAACAAACACTACCGAATCAACTAACTCAGATTCTGGACAGGCTGCCAATGCGGCGCCGACAGTCGGCAATCAAGAGGGCTGAATCTTGGGATCTGGAAAAACGTACAGTAGTTTTTACGATTTCCAGCGAAACCCCATGCCCTGATTACTTTGGAACGTGCATCTTAGATCACTCGGAAGAATCTGTAGATTTGAGCAGGTTTCGTAACGGCTCTAATCTACTGTTCGAGCATAATGGATCTCTTATTGTCGGCGTGATCGAACGCGCAGAAATTGTAAATAAAGAAGTGGAGATAGCGGTTCGATTCGCTAAAGATGATTTCTCGGAAGTCAAATACCAGCAGGTGTTAGATGGGATTATCCGTAATGTTTCCGTGAGTGCCAAGGTTTCCAAAATGAAACGCGAGAGCAAAAAAGACGAGTACCCAGTTATCTATAGAGCTACGCGGTGGCAACCAAGCCATGCTAGTTTAGTTGGTGATCCTGCTGATTCTACGGTAGGCATTTTAAGGAGCAACGCGATCGAGGATTTGTATCCTGTAGAAATCGAGTCATCTGATACTATAGATATAGATTTGGGAATTGACCTGACAAGAACAAATAAGGGGGGCGTAATGCCAACAGTATTAGAAGATGTGGATTTAGATTTAGCTAGGAAATTAGAGCGAGAAAGAATTAAGGAGATTTATGAAGTCGGCAAAAAATATGCGGATACAGATTTGGCTAATAAATTTATTGACGATGGCAGCGATATTGCCACTGTTTATAGAGCTTTTAGTGGGAAGCAGCCAAAACAAGAGCCTCTAGCCGACCTAAAGCTAGGATTTACCAACAAAGAGCAAAAATCTTTCTCAGTAATCCGAGCCATAAGGGATTTTATGGATGGGAATTGGGGAGCTGTCGGATTCAAATCGTTTGAGCTTGAATGCCATGAAGAAATGATCAAACGGACTGGGGTAGCGAGTGCTAATATTATCTTGCCTTTTGCCGATCTAACAGTCGATCATGAAGCCGTTAGTAGAGTGGTTGGGCATTCAACAGCAAAGATCGCACGGGCGACTTATGCAACCAATACCCCTACAACTGGCGGGAATCTAGTCGCTACAATTTTGGACAGTAGTAGCTTCTATGATATCCTCCGAACCCGCCCAAAAATAATGCAGATGGGCGCACGAATGTTGGCTGGTTTAGTGGGGAATTTAGATATCCCTCGGCGTATTTCGACTTCTACAGCGTACTGGGTTCCTGAAGGTGGGGAAATTCCACAATCCGAGGGTGGATTCGGGAAATTATCATTCCGACCTAACACCCTTGCAGCTTTATCAGCGATCACTAGATTGATGATGTTGCAAAGCACTCCCGATATTGAGCAATTAGTTCGGGAAGACTTGGTGATCGTGATGGCATTAGCTATGGACTTAGCCGCGATCGCAGGATCGGGACTAAATAGTGAGCCTAGAGGTATCCTAAATACCGCAGGGATCGGTAACGTAACAGGCGGGGCGAACGGAACCACTCTTACTTACGATAATCTGATCGATTTGGAAACAAAGGTGTCTGATCTGAATGCAGATGAAGAAGGACAGACCCATTACTTTTCAAGCGCCAGAGGGGTCGGGGTAATGAAAAAACTAAAAGATACTGCTGGTTCCCCTATGTGGATCGGCACTGATAGCGGTTTAAGCCCCGGGACTCCTGGAATGTTGAACGGTTATCCTGTTATGCGGTCAAATCAAGTTCCTCGGAACCTGACTAAAGGTAGTGGAACCAATTTGACCAGTATAATTTATGGAGATTTCAGTCAAGTAGTGTTCGCTTCTTGGGGAATTTTAGACTTATTACCTAATCCCTTTGGACGTGGTTACGAGTCAGGGACTTTGATGATCCGAGCAATGCAAACTTGCGATATTCAATTTCGTCGGGTTGAAGCTTTTGCTGCGATTACTGATTTAGTAGCTACTATCTAAATCTCTACTCTCTAAATCTCCACTCTCTAAGTAACCACTAATTAAACTCAGATTATGCCAACCGAAACATTTATTGTCCGCAAAGGGTTTAACGTCTCTTTGCCAGACAGCGATCCTAAACGCCCAAATAAAACTTCCTATGAAGGGGAACGGATTTCATTAACCCCATCGGAATATAACTTGGTGGCTCACCAAGTCGAGAAATTAGAGCCTGATGTCCCGCCAAAACGTAAGGAGGTCGATCCTCCTTCACCTAAATAAATAGGATAAATCTTAAGGAATTAATAAACAAATAGGATAAATAAATGAGTACAACTCTGCCAACAAACGTACCTGCGGGTTTTAAGTTTGTCACAATTGAAGAGACGATCGCGCTCACAACTCCCGCCGCTAACTTTACTCTACTCAAAAAAATTCCGCTAGGAGCCATTGTCTATGCTGCTACTCTGGTTTTACCGATCGCGGTATTGGCGACAACCGCCGTAAAGGTTGGACTAGGCAGAATAACAGCTACAGCAGTCCCCAATAAATATGCGATTAGTACAGATTTAACTGCTCAACCAGTCCGAAATCTAGTTATTCCTGATGCGATTTTGGCAGCAGAAGAAACTATCGGTATTTTTGCCTGTGCTGCCGACGGCGCGGCGGCGGGTACGATTGGCGGGGCTGGACAGACTGCGGAAGTTTCAATCACTTATGCGATCGCGCAATTACCGACTTAAAATGTTTAGAGAAAACCTTAATATTTTCCTAAATGAATCTGAGTTAGCGATCGCAGCAGTGCTAATTCAGGATTCCGTTTCTAAAACTATCAAGGTTTTCTTTGACAAAGCTTATCAACAATTTACCTTTAATGCCGAAGGTCGAAGCATTTTAGCCACAGCAAAGACTTCAGATTTAGGCTCAGTCAAGCATGGCGATACTTTAGTAATTGAAACCGTTACTTATACGATTACTAATATTCAACCCATTGATGACGCAGCGTTTACGGAATTAGGTTTAAGGGAATAATGCAAACTACCAATCAAATCGAACAACCGATCGCTCCAATTCAAAGCCCAAGCCAGTTATTCCAAACTGAAGTAATCGCTACAGTGAGCTTGGTAGTCCTAACATTTTGCACGGTCGTAGTAAAAGAGTTTATTTCCCCTTGGATAAAAAGGCAGGGATTGAAGCTATCTTTTAGTAGAGAGCAGGATGAGGCGATCGACCAGATATTAATCACCCTACTTGATCGAACCAATGCTGATAGGGTGATTCTAACCAGATTCACAAATGGGACATATACAATAGATGGAGCCTCGATCAAAGGTTGTACTGTCACACACGAAGTGGAACAGTTCGGAGTAGCAAGAGTATCAGGGTATGTAAATTCTGTCGTATCTAACTATAGCAATATAATTCTAAAGTCATTTTTGGCTAATGGCTACTCCAAAAGAATTACGGATGAGATTACGGATATTTCTTATCGTGGATTCTTGGAGTCTTTAGGAGTTAGATTCTCGATCAA